AAATTCGGCACGCGAAGTGCGTTGGGGTCGAAGAAAACTGCCTGCATCTGTTCGGCAGTCACATCGGGCGCAAGGTTGAATGCGCCAAGGTTGCTTTTTTCGTCCATTGTGGGATTGTTATAGGTTACTTACTATGCTCACGATTTCGCGGGCCTTGTCCGCGATTTCTTCCTTCTTGGGAGCGATGCTCGGCACGTCCGTAAGACCGAACAGGAAGTCTGCGCTCACACCGAGGATTCGGCAGATGGTGGGCACGCTTTCGATGTCCACTTTCTTAGAACGCCCCGTTTTGAGGTTCAGAAAATTCATATATGCGGAGTGCGAGTTGCTATCGGGCCACAATACCTCTGCAAGGCTTGTGAGTTCTTTCTTGCCAACGAGACCCTTCTCTTTGGCATAGGCAATTGCCTCATTGAGTTTGAATGTCATATCTTTGCTTTCTCCTATTGGATTCGGATGCAAAGGTAAGCAAAAATTTTGAATTATGCAAGAAAAATTTGAAGAAAGTGGGCAAAAAGTCAAGAAAAAGGAGGGGAAGAACCCCTCCGTCAATCAGAATAACTGCCCCTCTTGAAAGGTTGGCAACTCGTAGCCTATCAACTTCGGTTGCGCTCCGTTCATTGTGGGATTAAGGGGGTAGTATTTGCCCCACTCCGCATACCCGAGCGTGGTTGTTACCTTCGTAGAGATTGTGTACTCTGTCACCTTGTAGATGTCGGTGTCTTTCGGGTAGATGGTGATGCGCAGGTAGTTCGTGTCGGCCTTTCCTGTGGCAAAGATAACCATGGTGTCCCCGCTCACAACAAACGGGATGTCTTTGGTCTTGTCCCACACATCTGTGATTGTGGCCCTATCCACGAGCGTGGCATCGCACACGAGCGCGTAGCACGTGTACTTATAGGGAAGGGTGTAGGAGGTCTCCTCGTCTGTGATTGTCAGAGACGGGTTTTCGATGGTGAACGAGGGCTGAGCCGCGAGATACCCTCCGTTGGAGGCCGTGGAGATTGTGGCTATTTCCGCAGGAGCGAAGGTAGAGAGGACGTTGTACGTGCCCGATGGAAGGTTCACGGGCTCTCCCGTGTTGCAGTTGTAGGTCTTGTTGCCTTGGAGGACAAACTGCACCGATTCGGGGAGCGTGCTCTCTATGAGTGTCAGCACGTCCGAGGCGGCAGGAGATTTGGTGTACATGGAGTTGCCTGTCATTCGATAGGAGAAGAACCTATCCATGGACTTGGGAGCGGGCGTCTCTTTGTTGCAGGAGACCAAGACTGCGAGCCCTACGAATAAGGCTGAAAGGATTGCTTTTTTCATGTCTTTGTTATTTATATGTCCGTTCTACAAAGATAGGAAATTGTCGGGATAAATGCAAGACCGCTCCGAGGAAAAAATTCGTAAAAACCTCAGAGCGGCCCACAACAACGGTTATGGCAGTAATCCGTACGGCAAAGATATGATTTTTGTACGATTTTTCAAAAAAGTCTTGCAATTCTCGTTTTTTTTGCTTTACTTTGCATCGAAATCGGAGAGAAAACCGAAAGAATAGGTGTCTGACACCCGCCTATTCGACAAGATAGATACTACTTTGTAGTTCATCCCCCGTAAGGAAAGGTGTCAGTTCCAAGCGGGGGATAATTTTTATCCAATTGTATGAAATTAGACACTCTTACAGTTAACGTTGGTCTCGCTACTGAGATTGGGTTGGAGGAAAGCATAATCCTCCAACACTTCCGCTATTGGACGAACATAAATGCCTCTGACCCTCAGTTTTTCAGAGAGGGCCGCGTTTGGCTCTATGCGTCCCGTAGGTCTATCCTGTCAACATTCCCGTTTCTCACTGAGCGGGTAATCCGTACTGCCATCGGCCACCTTGAAGAAGGGGGTTGGATTATTAGGGGTGGCTCTGACACTCAGAAGGGAACGTGGTTCTCTCTTTCAGATGCCTCTCTCGCGTTGTATAATGGCGATATGGAGGCTTTGGTCAAAATGACCAAAACTTTGGTCAAAACGACCAATATAAATAATATAAATAAAAGTATAAATAATAAAGAAAAAACTCTTGACGAGCGGAGGAGTTGGTTGGTAGATTCCTGCAAGCCGTTTGTAGCGAAATACGGGCAGGCCATGATAGACGAGTTCCTCAATTATTGGCTCGCTGAGAACGATAGCCATACACTCCTTGCCTACGAAATAGCAAAGCGCAAAACGGGAACATTCGATGTACCGAGGCGGCTCAAAACGTGGGCATCAAACAACGAGGGTAGGCGCAACGGCCCGAAACAGGTTGAGCAACCAAGACCGCAGTCTCCGAGGCGTACCCCTTGGGAGCAGATGGGTATTACTGAGGAACAATATAGAGCGTTGTACAAATGAGACAGGTAGAGCACATACTTTCGGACTTCCCCATGCCCGATTCCTCCATGATGGAGAGGAAACTTCTAAACTCTGTCCTTACCGACATGACGTATTTCTCCGAGTTGATGCGCATTGTCAGACCCGAGTGTTTCTCCAACGAGAAGAATAGGGTTGTATGGCGCGTTATCGTGGATATGTTCAACAGAGGGGAGACCGTGGATATAACAACGGTGTTCCCCAAGGTGGATAGAAAACACTTCACCGAGGAGATAATCGGAAGTGAGACGGTTTTCGGACAGGGTATTCTCGAACTCGGTGCGGCCCTGTGGGACACCTACGTCAAGCGGATAATGTACAAGACCGATATTGAGGCTTTGCAGGCAATCACCAACGGAGAGCCTGCGCCCTCTATCTTGGCCCGACACACGAACCTTGCAAAGGAAATCCGAGACAAGGTGGATAGCGGTGTAGCCAAAACCACACAAGAGGTTGTAAACCGCCTTGCGGACAACATTCAGAGCGGAAAGAAGGCCCGAATTGCTACGCCATTTACAGGGCTCAACTACTACCTCTATGGTGGTCTTGGTAGTGGCAACTTGGTTATCCTTGCGGCCCGTCCCTCGGTGGGAAAAACAACCATCGCCTTACAGATGGCTATGAACGCCTCTCGCAACGGTATCCCCACGTCCTACTACTCCCTCGAAATGACTGACGAGGAACTTGTTCAGAGGCTCATTGTTGGAACGGGGCTTGTGAGCACTCTCGAAATCGTTAACTGCAACGTGAATTGGGAGAACTACGAGAGGGCCGCTCAGATGGTTACTAACAAGTATATGGCTATCAATGACAGGGCGAGGTCTCTTGACGAGATTTGCACGAGCATCGCACTTGATGCACAAGCGGGCAGATGCAAGATAGCCTTCATTGACTACCTCGGCCTCATTTCCTATGACGATAGGAGAAAGACCTTGGCGCAGGTAATCGGAGACATAACCAAGCGTTTCAAGAACTTGGCGCAGGAGTGCAACATTCCCATCGTGCTCCTCTGTCAGTTAAACCGAGAGAGCGCAAAGGAGGGCCGCTCGCCTCAACTCACAGACCTTCGAGATAGTGGCTCTATTGAGCAGGATGCGGATATTGTTATAATGCTCGAAAGGCCCAAGGACGAGTTCGGGGTTGTTAAGAGAGACCACATAGACATGTGGCTACGAAAGAACAGGGGTGGCAACTGCACCGAGGAGGAGGCCCTGCACCTTGTGGGCAACGATAGTTACGCAGACTTCCATGAGGAGGTTCACGCGATAACCTACACGCCCGAACCAGAGCCCGAACCGACACCTGCCCCCGAACCCGTAGATACAGACCTTTTTGATAAACAGGAGGATTTTTGATATGATGAAAGAAGAAATGATTAAGCACTGCCAAGAGAAGGCCGAGGAGTATTGGGCCTTGTATAACTCAATCGCAAACAGGGAGAACGCCTTGCAGATTTGCGGGAAGGCATCTGCCTACGATGAAATGGTTGGATTCCTCAAAAACGGATATTGATATGTCACACGAACAGATTCTGAACGAGTTTAAGCACCGCTCTGAGGTGCTATGGAACGCAAGCAAGAACCCCAAGACCACAGACCCCGTGGCCCTCGCTGAACTGAAAGCCAAGGCCCGAGCCTATGACGAAGTGATTGACTTCTTGGAGGGTAACGCTGAATGGGTATAGAGTTGGAGAAGTGGGTGCGCCTGCAAGGATGGGAGGAGTGCCATACGGCCACAGGAGAGAGATACTTCTG